TTCTTTCGTAATCCTTGAAAATCCCAGAAGTATCATCAACAACGTAAAAGGGGGTAGATTTTTTTAACGCCCACTTGTTTAAAGCGTCCTGCATAGACTCTATTGTTCGGTAACCGAGCGGTTTAATTATTAGTTTATTCATTTTAAATCCTTTCTATTCGCGCAGGTGATACCCCTCGTTATCCAGCAGACTTGTCTTTATAATCTGCTGGGAGTTCCCACCATTTATAGCCGCAATTAAGACATATCCTCTCAATAAACTCATTGGGAATATTTGGGGTCTCAAAAAAACAAAGTGGATTCTTATAAACATATTCCGAAGACGCCCCAGTCTTTCCGCATTTTGCACATTTTCTCGATTCATCATAAATCTCATAATCCTTGCTGCCTATCTTCATTTTTACTCCTTGCTGGATAACCAGCCACTGTTAATTTTCATGATTTCAACGCTAGCCCAAAAAACATGTCTCAACAAGTTCATTCCATTTTTTTCAGTTCTGATTTTTCTTCATACTTTCGCATATCAAACTCCTTTGCTTTGTTTTAACTAGTTTAATATTCTTGGTGTGGTAGCAGGACTCGAACCTGCATATACTTCTGATTAGACTATTATCTCGAACAGGTGATACCCACATCGAGAAAGCCATTAGACGTGCGTCTGCCAGTTCCGCCATACCACACCTTAAGGTTTAACCCTTAAGCCAGCGTTTCACTACATTCTTAACACCATATTCGGATTCCTTAGTGCTGACTAAGGCTCTTGCCCTAAGATTCTTGACGCCAATCATGTTGCCTTCAGCATCAAGCGAAAAGCCTTCTTCCGGCTCTTCTATACCAAAGGTTTCACAGAAACGCCTAATGGAAAGACCTCTTATATCATCATACTCACCCCCATCTGGAAGTGACATTATATGATACAGAAGAGGTGCGTTTCCTTCTGCAACAATCGATAATACAGCATTAAGGTATTTTCCGCCCTTTTCAGATTCCCTTAGGCTAACGCCCTGTAGAATGAGTTCATATTCGCCATCCATTACTGGCTGTGGCTCTTTAAACTCTTTCATGTTCAACTTAAGTAAACTCATTTGTTTTACTCTCCTTTGTGTTATGAGTTTGTCATATTATTTGACAAACTGCGGTTTATCTTCAAAGTTCATACCGACTTTCTTAAGTATATGCTTAAGATTAGGTATTTCTTCTCTATCTAACTTTCCACCAGCACCTAACTGTGTACTAGCAATATATCTTCCAAACGGCGCTGTTAATAAGATTCTGCTAGTATCAGATTGTTTTTGTCTAGCTAGGATGATATACTTCTCACTAAATAAGATTGGAACCTGATTCTTCAGACCTTTATATGTATCAAGTTCAGCAGTAATCTCCCCAGTTAATCCATCCTGTACATTAACAATATGTCCCGTCACGACAAAATCGACTCTCTGTGCGGATGTCATTTTTACAATATCTCTAACATTGTTGTAGATGAGCTGATAATCTTGAATAGCTGGGAGATTGTTTGTTCTTCTTGCTGTATGTGCAACTTTATTAGTCATTGCCTGAATGAAAGTTGTAAAGCTGTCTATTGCATAAGTCCCAAAATTCTCAAGAAAGTTCGTTGCAATATCATGCTCCCACATATTCTCCCACCTAACATACTCAGATGGATTTTTACTACTTTCATTCCAGAAGGTCCTAACGACTACATTACCCTTTTTAACTTCATCATCCAGAACAAGTGTCCCTCTTGGGTCAAAGCTATCTATCAAAATAGGCTTTCTCCCAGTTGCTGTAAATGAGGTTTTCCCTGAACCATAATGACCTAAAACAAGGCAGCTGAAATTACTACCTGCAGAGTTCTCTGTGTACTCCTTTCTTAATTTAGCGATTTCATTCTCAAAGTCTAATTTCATTGTTCACTCCTTTATTTATAATATTACTACCTTCTTTGCATCCTTTGTATTCTCAGTAAGAGGATTCCACCATCTTACCCTGAATCCACTCGGCACTTCATTTACTTTTTCAAGTGGATTGTGCCAGCACAGGCATAGGTCATGATACGGGCAAGTACCAAAATGAGCTGTACAACTAACTGGATTCATTTGGAAGGACTTCATATGTAACCCCTTTTTACTTTCGACAAGAAGCTTTTCAGTATCCTTTTCAATATCCTCAAGGGCTTTTTGAACTATATAGTACCATTGTTGCATCTGCTCAATAGTCTTCCTTACTGGTATTCGTACAAGCCCTACATCCTTTGACCTAAATATAGCACCATTTACTCTTGCTCCCCAAACTTCACCTTCGAGCATACAATGTAGTACATGGATATACATACCAAGCTGAATCGATAAAGCCCACTGATTGCGCCAGCTTGAACTATCAGCAGATGCTGTCTTATGCTCCATTACAAAATAACCTACATCGTTCTTACAGACAGCATCAATCCTAAAAGATGTATTTCTGTTTTCACCTATAGAGACTGACCCACCTATCTCTGTTTCAATAGTTTCAAAATCATCATGCTTATAAAAATCAATATAGGTTGTATATCCCAATAATGCCTTCTCTGGTGTCTTAACACCTCTTCCGGCATCACCAGCTGAATCTGGGAAATACTCTCTATAATGAGCCATAAAAGCGACGAAAGCTTTCTCAAGTGATTCTACATTACAGCCTTCTTTCATAATAACTTCCATACCCTTATGCCAAGCCTGTCCAAATATTAGGTGGTAATTGTCTGAGTCAATCTCCCACCCAAGAATATACCTGTAAAAGAAGCTTCTTGGGCATCTTAGGTATGAGTCTATCTTAGATGAGTCAAAAATGCTGTGTGTCTCATTAAGTTCTATCATTTGTTTGCTCCTTTATCTTGTTTCTATATATCTTTCGATATACTTTCCTTTACGGTACATCAATAGATTTATTGTGCTATACTTTGATGCCATTATAGCAACTGCTATACATTGTGCAGTTGGTAAACCATTTAACAGAAGCCAGTCACCCTCACTACTATCAGCCATAATGTCCTTCATCTGCTTAGCTATTGAACCGATAGCATAGGGATTGAGAACGCCCTCTGTCAAATACACCAACTCACCATAGCTCTCTGCTTCACTGCAATCGTGTATCTTAGATACAACGAAAACCTTTCTCTTGTTCATCTTAAAATCCTTTCATATAACTCTTTAAATAAGTAGAACAGTCCGATTAAGATGATTGGTATTATATCCATTATAAAACCAACCAATATCACTAAGATTATGACAACTAATCTCTTACGCCTTTCTCTATAATCTTCTGGCTTCATAGTATTTCTACGAAGACTGGATGCCTAGGTATTCCATAAGCAGTTAAACCGAAATACTTAACTCTCACATCTTTACCTATTAAAAGGTCTTGATATTTCCAGAGTTCTATCCTCTGTTCCTTAGTCAGCCCACTACCTACATTGAATACTTTTCCATCAGTATCTCTAACAGTTAGCCCTCCAAGTCTCCCTTTAGGGACTTTATATTTATCAACTTCTTCGAATAATCCTATTATTAGGTATGTATCAGAATGAAACGGCTTGTACTTTAACCAGCTGGAAGACCTCTTACGCTCATAAAAGCTATCTGCGTCCTTTACAACTATTCCCTCATAACCACCTTCTTGATGTAGTTTAGCTGCTATATCAATAAGATGTCTTTCATTTGGGAGGTCAGCAAATATTGAGGATACTTCTCTTAGATGGTCTCTTATATAATCACCGAATATCTTTCTTCTCATTTGATATAGTCTTGTTTCAAGTGAAAAACCTAAGACCATATCAAATATATGAAATTCGAGAAGGCGGTATTCTGGATTCATACTAACGGTTCGACTCGTAATACTTTCTATACGCTCGAACTCCCAACCATGAAGATATAGCTCTCCATCAAGCTCAAAGTCCCCTTCAATGCTTTGTATCTCTTTTTGTATATGAGGGAGAATTATCTCTCTTTCAGTACTACTCAGTAATACAACTGATTTATCCTGTTTAATTGCTCTACATCGTACACCATCAAGTTTTGGTTGTATAATGATTCTTTTCATTTTATTAAGATTTTTATTCTCAAGAGGCTTACATAACATAATACCTCTTCTTTCACGTCTTTCCATAACACCTCCAGTTTGATTATTGTTTTAAAAAGAGCATGGCTGGAAGCTATATTTCAAACTTCCAGCCAGCTAACGTCAGAACAAAACTCTACTGTTGCTGTTTAAGCATTGCTTTCAGCTTATCAATAGTGGCTTTAATCTGGTCTGGAGTCTGCATCTTCTTGACCAACTTATCGACGGGGTCACCCTTTACAGACTTGGAGGGTTTCCATGTAGCTGCCATAGCAGCAATTTCTTCGTCAGTCTTCCCACTCCTCTTCGCAACCCTGATAACATCTTGAAGGGCAATAACAGCTTGCCGACGGAAAATCGAGAATACGATGTCCTCAGTGAACATTTCGACAGCGTGAGCAAGATTATCTCCAAAATCATACTCAACCTGTACAGGTTGTTTTTCACCACTTTCGAGAGTTGCCGTTGCTTTTACTACTTGGTTCATAATAACTCCTTTCATTTGTTTAGGTTGAACCGTTATTTTGGGAACTTAGGCGAATTTGGTTCGCAGCTCACGCTCAATAAGATAGCTTTATGCAGTAGAAAACGTGGAAAACTACTTTAATCTTACTGCTAAGTTCCATATAGCCCAGGAGGATTTGAGCCACTAAGTCACATTTTTAACTTTCTTCATAATTGGTTTCCAGTTTAATGTTTTAACAATCACAATTTAAAACAAATAAACGAGAAAAGCAAGGATTATTTTTGGCACGGTTTTTGCTTCAAGGCTTGTTTAAGCTGTCTCCTTTTAATGGTGATTTGCTACTCTTAATCTATTAGATTTTGCAATAGCTGCTCTCTGTCGATTCTTTGTAGATTTCTCCTTACTTCTTTTCATTCTTCTAAGCTCTCTTTTCTCAGCCTGTTTCTTTTCGTCTATAGTTATTATTGGTAATTCATAGGGTTTGCTTTTTGTAATCTTATTGATGTCAAAAGGTTTCATCTGTCCTCCTTTTTGTATGGATTATCTCTAATTATGATAGTATAGCTTTCCGGCCTCTCTACTACTGCTATAATATTATCATCTTCGTCGAACATAATATAAGTATTCTCATCTTCATAGTATCGATAGAAATAGAAGTAACCCACATTCCAGCCGTTGGTTATTTTGAGTTCATAATCTGCACCTTTCATATCGCCTACACCATCATACCACCATTTCTTTATGGTAGCACACGACTGAAGGCATATTATACAGAGTACAATTAATGCAATCTTCATTTCTTTAGCCTCCTTATTGCTGTTAATAAAAGCATTTCTATTCCTCCAAGATGCATTTCATTCTGCTTTTGTCTCCGTTCTATCTCTTCCAGACTATCCTTTACAGCTTCTTTTACTAGACCATCTGAAAGTTGGTTTAGCATTTCCTCACAGCGTTTGATTCGAGTGTTAAACAGCATTCTCCTTTTCATCATTGTTCTCCTTGTTAATATGATTTATATGGTTCGCCACTCTGTAATTCAGTTAAATAGAACCATGTATTCTCCTTGTAGTGTCTTCCGCCGCCTCTTAAAAGCTTCCCTATCGTTGCATCATTCTCTTCTGGTAAAACCTTCTTTAGGTCGTAAAAGCTAGGCTTATCTGTAAATACACAGACTAGATAGTCTCCGTCCTGCTCATACATATTAATAGCTCTTGTTACTACCCACATCATTGTTCTCCTCTGTTTGTTCTTCTGTTTGTTCTTTTTCCTCCTCCTGAAAAAACTCAGGGTCTAATCCACGATTAGGCAACATTTCCCAATTACCTGGCGGATAATTATTTGAGATGCTTAACATTTTTAACCTCCTATTATTGTTTATCTTTGGCTTTTCTTCTAAGTCTATACCAAATTGCCCTTAATTGTTTTATCTTCATCTTCTTTAACTCAGTCTTAGTTGAGTTAGGAAGCCTGCTTTGAAGATAATCAACTAATTCAGACTTATACTTTGGTGGATAATAAGGTTCATTATACATCTTAGTATCGACTCTCTCTTTGCATTTCTTGCTACAATTTCTTTTGTAGGACACCCCTGATTACGGTGAGGCATACGCTCTCCTAAAGGATACCCACAATTAGCACAATACTGAGTTTGGTAAATCAACTCCATTGATGTTTACTGTACTTCCCTCTTTATACTTAGGGTCGTCTGACATCTTTCCTGATGGCTTGAAAACAGTCTTAATCTTTTCAGCACCATCTTCAACTTTTTCAACTTCTTTGTTCATAACATTCTCCTTTTGTTTAGTTTTGTTTAGTTTTGTTAGTATGAAATTTTCATACTATCTCCAATTATTACCTTAACAGTATCATCAATATAAGACTCCGTGGCAAATCTAAGATTATCTTTCACTACTGCTTTGACTATATTAAGTTGAAATCCCTTTACAATACTCTTACATCCTATAACAAATCCAAGGGCTTCTTCATAGGTTTTAAATACACCAAACCCTTTGAAATCAGGCACATATATATGCCCTGAATAAACAGGAATAGAACGACAGATAGTATTTAACTCTAATCCCTTTCTCCTATTAACCTTAACATTTCTGGCTCTGTTCCATCCTTTTGCTTTCAATCGAGTGCGGGTATAGATAGAGAGATACACTGGTTCACCGACCTTTTTATAAACCACTCTCCACCCATTAATGATAGTACCATCATCAACATCCATCTTCCTTACTTTTTCATAGCACATTTTAATTTCCTCTATTTGTTTGTTCAGTTTGTCAAATAATTGGACAAACTTGTTTAATTCTCCAAAGGTCAATAATATCAACTACATCTTCCACACACCGTCCTATACTATCGAGACGCTGGACAGCGGATTCAATAGTTTTAACATAAATTGCATCTTTTGTCGATAATACTAACTTGAATCGGTAGTTGTCAACCCAACCAGTTGGAAGTGGTATTTCATCTACCTCAACCAATGAGAAGGCTCTTCTCACTCTTTCATTCCCGATAGTTAGGTGAATTATTCCCTCTACCTCTGTACAATCATCATCAGCACGTTCATAAAACGTTCTATGACGGGTTACAGAGAAATCATCAATCTTGATTAGTTTCACGTTTCACCTCCGTTTGTTGTTTAAGATTTGACAATTACGACATCTGGAAGTATATCCCAGCTTTCCAGAGCTTTAATAATCTCTTCGGATGCATCCTTTGTTATGGTTATCTTACTAACCAGATACCGCAAAGGTACTTCATTCTGATTCTTTTGAGTCTGTGTCATTTTAATCCTCCGTTGTTTAGTGTTATTTATTTCAAATTTCCTTCATAAAGGTTATCCAGTGTGTATTCATTTGCTTTACTACTCCTATGCCCAAAGAAAGGTTTAAGGCTTCCATAAACCTCAAACCTGTCTTTAAATATTGCGAGTATTATTCTCATTGCTCTGTATATACTATGTAATATTCTCTTGAATCAAGATTGTTTTCTTTAATATAATTCCAGAACATTAAATCAACCTCTTTTTTTGTTTTATATCTCCATCTTTCGACAACTTCTTCTGTTCTTTGATGCACACAAAGTTCAGGTTTAAAAATTGAGTGCATTAATTTTTGTTCTGCCGTCAGGTTTAAAACTTCACCATCTTCATTCTTGAATAAGTGAGTTTCTGTTTCTTTTATTAACTGTGCTGTTTTCATATTGTCCTCGCTTTTTTTGTTGTTCTTCATTTCAAATCTCACAGGTAATTTTAAGCATTTCAATTTAATCATTATTTTTTTAATATGCAATATTTTTTTTAAATATTTTTCAATATTTTTATGAAGAGCTTTTATCTTTTAATTCAGCTATCCTTATGTTCACCTTCTCTGGCGTGTCGTATAGAGATGGATTCTTTTCTCTATCTTCCATTATCACTTTAGCTAAGGATATTTGTTCCCCTATATTCGCTTTCTCTGTAGATAATTTCAGAAGTGTTTTAGTAGCTTTTGGTATGCTCCTCTCATTAATCATTCCGAGCTTTGTCAATATATCATAGGCTTCTTCTACTGTAGGATACTGTATAGGTTCAGCTGCGATAATCATCTGAGCCATTGCTGACACAATAGAGGCTATAACACCTGAGCGTGTCATATCAAAGTTTTTTCTTATATAATCTGCACAGACTGCCATATCTCTAATATCGCATCGAGCTGTAAATGAGTAAGACTTTCTTTCATTAATCATCTTCATTATGTTTAATCCTTTCATGTTTAATGTTTAATGTTTAATGTTTTGTGTTTAATGTACGGAATTTGCCGGATATATGCAAGCCACAATTTGAACAGTTATTCTGTTATTCTAACTCTGTTAAACTGATTGAGTAAAAGTGTATGATGGTGGTATGGTGGTCTCCGTCGGATGCGTGTATTTCAACCCATCTGACAAACTGATTTATATATATAGTAGGTTTATGTATAAAGTAGGTTTTATATATATTAGGTGAGTATGTATTAGTGTTTACGTTAGTATAGTGTTTATATATTTTTTTTAAGGTGTCAAGACAATCTACTTAATACATCATAAACTAAATGTACATCATAAACTAAATACACATCCTATAGTTTGTCAGATGGATTATAAATGGGTGTACCCGAACGATACCACCATACCACCATCATACAATCAAACTTAATAATGATTAAACTGCTTTATATATGGTTGTGTTTAATCGGACTATAACAATTCAGTTCAGTTTGTCAAATTATTTGACAATCTGGTTGCGATGCTTTATAGATAGTTTGGAATAAAAGTAGGTGGGAATAATAAAAATTGCGAAACGTACACGACTATTGTTTTATTGTTCTAGGTCTTTGCCCGTCATTCTTTTGTAAGCCAATAACAGTTTCTGGATTTGGCTTTGAATCTGTTCAGGCGTTTTGGGTTTTCCAGCCCGATTTGAGGGCATATTCAAGAGATTTTTTACATCAACTCGAATAGCTGTCCAATCGGGTTTATAGGTATCAAGATTTGTGCGGATTGTTTTCTGAGCTGTTATCCATGCCGATTCAGCAGCTAGCTCCATTAATTCAGTTTGTGATACGCCGGTAAAGTCCATTAAAACATTGGATTTTCGACCATTAGCATCATACGCCGATAATTGAGCTTTATATTCGCCATCATCCTCTCCGCCGGCGAAATTCTTTGGGTTCGGTTTATTGCCGGTATGTGTTGACCGGTCAACTAAGAGAATCGACGTTTCATTTACGGTTAGCGGTTCGGTTTCTTTGAAAATAACGTTTTTAACGTTGTCGTTTACAACGTCGGTTTTTTTGGTCATATTGTATCTCCATTAGCGCCGTGTACGTTTCGCAATGTCAAAGAGCGCCATGAATTTAAACAAGCTCAGTGCCAATGTCAAGCTTTATTTTTAATATTCATTATATAAATATGTCAACCATTCAAAGAACTAAACCAAACCCACAGTACGACAATAACCACCGAATAAAATGAAATACGTTTCAATATAAATATCTCGACGATTTTAACGGAGCTTGACAGTTTTAACAGAGTTCGGTTGCTTTATCCGCAGTTTGTCGCTTGGGGAAGTATGGATGAGATGAATAGTATGCGGGAGCCTTCTTCTAGTCAAACCTCAGAAATCAAATGTGGTTTTAAATACAACACCGCATCTCCTTTAAAGGAATGTGTCTTTTATATCTTGTGTAAAAATGGCTTGCATTTGTTCTCCATTTCCATTATATTGAATTATGGAAATTGAGACTATGCGTGGCGCTGATGGGCGTCGCAAGCCTGATGGCGAAAGACAGTATAAAATCAAAGAAATATGGGATGCACACCAGGAGATTATCCGTAGGCTGGCGCTAGGACAATCTGGTGCAGACATATGTCGTGATTTAGGTGTCACAGCTCCTATGATTTCATATGTGAGGAATAGCCCGTTAGGACAGGAGGCCTTAAGGAAGATTCACTCACTTGCAAATGAGGATGTTGTAAATGTATCAAAGAGGATTAGGAGCATTGCTCCTAAAGCTGTTCAGGTATTAGAGCAGATTCTCGATGATGCTATTGCAGTCCCACCCAACTTACCAGCAGACAAAAAGACCGTTTCGAGTGTAGCCTTTGGAATATTAGATAGAGGTGGTCACGCTCCGGTTCATAAGTCTATTAGTGTAGGTGTTCCTGTTGGGAACGATACAATAGAAGAAATCAAAAATAGGGCTCGCCAAGCTGGAATAGTTATTGCAGAAGTTAATGAAAGAGAAGTTGAGGAGGTTTCGAATGATGAAGACTCTGACAATGAAGATTCTGGATGATATAACCAGCCCAGTGCTGGCTGTTCCTATAGGAATCTTCGGACTTTTGCAGCCAATACTTGATATAGTTAAGCCGGTGTGCCAAATCTTTATTATGCTTTGTTCAGCTATAGTAATTGGGCATAGTGCTTATAAGGTCTTGTTTGGTGGTAGAAAGAAGAAAAAGAAAAAGGAGAGAAAGAATGCTTAAACTGCTTAACATGCTTATTGGGTATAGAACATATATTGTATCTATAGCTGCTGGTATCTTAGCCATCTTAATACAAGCAGATTCTCAGGGAGCTATTACGCTTGCTCCTTTAATGCGTTTGGCAGCTGACTTTCTTCTAGTGATTCTCCTTCCTATGATACCGATATTCTTAAGGAAGGGAATTGAAAACACTCTTAACAGGGACAAGAAGAAAGAGAAATGAACTTCTATAAGTTTAGTGATAGGGAGTTAAGGTGTAAATGCGGGTGCGGAAAGATGAATATGTCCTTTGAATTTATGGACAAGTTAATCGCCGCCCGAATTATTTCTGACACACCTTATATTTTAACATCAGCTTGTCGCTGTGATAAGAGGAACAAAGATGAAGGTGGAAAGCCTAACAGCTCCCACCTATCAGGTCTTGCTGTGGATATAGCTGTGGTCGACAGTAGAACTCGTTTCAGGGTGTTAAAGGGTTTATTCACAGTGGGATTTCATAGGATAGGAATAGGGAGCAACTTCATTCATGTTGACGACGATACTACTAAGGATAAAGAAGTAGTATGGTTGTATTAAACTTTTTAAAGTAATGAGGTATTTATGAATAAAGAAGATTTTAATGTAAATGTTAAAGTGAGTGGGCAGTATAGATGTACTGTTAAAAGAGCAGATGGGACGATTGAGCAGGGAGAGTGGAAGAATACTATCCATGCCAATTTACTTACTCTATTAGCAACCAACCTTGAGACTGCGACCGATTTTGCTCTTAATAATCTTCATGATGATTATGCAGTGCAGATAAATAATACAGAGGATGGGATAATACTTGATACTGTTGGAGGTGGTACACCTGGAGAGGGTAATACTAAACAGCCATATGTAATGGCGTGTACTATTGGAGCTGGGTCTCCGACATACAGCAGAAAAGTGACAGGTGTATTTTCTGGTAAGGCTAAAACAATACATAATGCTTGGTTAGGGTGGAACTTTGATGATACTATAGGAATATATGGTGACTTTACAAAGGTCTTTGCCACCCCAACTTCTTGGAGCAACATCACCTTAGCAGCTGCTGACACTCTAACAATTGAATGGACTATTTCATTCTCATAATGAGTATGTCAAATTATTTGACAAACTGAAATTAAGTAAAAGGAGTAATTATGTTAAATGAACGGTTTAAAATAGTTGGTCAATACCGAACGATTGTTAAAAGGGCTAGTGGTGAGGTTGAGATTGGCGACTGGATTAATACTATTGCCACTGCTTTAAAGGAAAAGGTCAATGACCAGTTTCTTGCGAGTAGTGATTTCGCCTTAGACTCCTTATTTAATGGCGTTCTAACCCCTCCAACTATGTATGAGGACGGTATTATCATCTATAATGGAGCGCACTGGCATGAGATGAATTGTTCTAGTAGCAAACCGACTGCAACTAGTACAAAGATAACTGGTGTTCTTACTGGTGTTGCTGGCACGTTTACAGATATTGCCTTGGGTTGCCATCATTCTGGTGTTGATAATGATAATTTTGAAATAAGGTATGCTGACCCAACCTCCTGGAATAATATAACATTAGCAGCTGCTGATGAAATTACGATTGAATGGACTATTTCCATTACTTAAAGATGATGAAGTAAGGGCAGTGTAATAGCTGCCCTTACTCTATTTTAAAGGAGATAAAGATGGATATACAAGAAATTGATATAGGAACTCCAGGTACTGAAACTGGAGATAAGGTGAGGGATGCCTTTGATAAGGTTAATGATAATTTTGAGGTAGTTGTCAACTTATTTGGAGTTGATATACTTGAACTAAGACGTTCAGTAGAGTGGTACTCAAAGACGCAGATAACCATAAAGTCAGGGGCATATTTAATCGGCACAAGTTGGTTTTACCTTGCGTCTGATACAGTCTATGCTATCGCCGATATTCTTGATACTGGTAGTATCAGCAATGGCAAGGACTACTATGTTTATGCCTGTAATAATAGCGGAGTATTGACTTTCAAGGTCAGTCTGGCTTCTACTTTTCCTGCCGGATATGATGCTGATAGCAGTCGAAAGATAGGCGGATTTCATACACTATGTGTCTCGGTTGGAACTATATCAGGCCACACTCTGACAGGTTATGTGGCGAATGACATTCTGCCCGCTTCGGTGTGGGACTTGAAACATCGTCCGGTGAGCGAACCGGCGGGGATGGTGTACGTTGACGC